GTATTAGGTTTCATATCATTATTAACAATAGGCTCTAATGCCTCTCCTTCAGATAAAAAGCTTTCAAATTTAGTCCAAAAGGGATCTTTTGGGCTAGCTTCAATTGTATTAAGGGGCTTTAATTCTACTACTTGGCCTAATTCTTCTTTAAGTAGGTTAAATAATTTCTCAGGTGTATGTTTCATCTTCGTTTTGTTGTAATAATGTTTCTATATCGTTAAAATAATCATTTATTAAATCAGTTCCTATAACTACGGCATAGCTGTCAGGATTTTCTCTATAATATTTTATAGTATCTATTTTTCCTAATCTAATTAATTTTTTTAACTGAATTAATCTATCTTCAAGTTTGCTGAAAGCCGAGATACGATCTTCATGGAAGTCTTCAACGGTTTTCTTTTGTTCTTTTATTTTATATTTATACATATTAAAATAGCTTTTTAACTATCATCCCCGAGCCTTTTTGAACATATGTATCGTCTTTACTTTTAGGGACTAATCTGTATTTAAATTGTTTCGTATATGCACTGTTAATAACACCATTTGGGCCTGCTGCAGGGCCGGGGCCTAAAGTAGCTCCAGGTCCCTCCTCTATTTTCTTTTGTTTCTTTTTGAGTTTAAAAGCATATGGGGTTAAGTATGCACCCGCTCCTCCCGAAGTAGAAATTTCTTTTACATTAATTTTTTTATATTCTTCAGGATAGTTTTTTCTCAAATGGAGGCGATATTGGTTGAATAAACCTCTAATAGAATCTGAGATGTTACTTATGTTTGGGTCTTGGGATTGATTTGAAAGTTCAGTAAATGCTTTTTTAAGTTCATTAAAATTTCTGAATACTTTACTATATGAGGGTAGGTATTCTATATCCCAAGATAAAGTTCCTGTTACAGGGTCCTTGTCTGTAAGTGTAGATTTATAATCCATTAGATAACTTTATTTCTTCAATAAGTTCGTAATAATGTAATAATGCCATTAAACTATCATCCTTAAACTTATCAGTTTTTGACAACTCTGTCAAAAGCTTAGATACTTCAATAGTTTTTATTTGAGTTGCTTTATCTTTAATATTAGGGATTTCTTCACTTAAAGTAGATTTTATTTCTTGAATTTTAGTATTGTAAAAATCTTTTAACTTAGATGAGGAATCTACAGAGTTAATATACTCTTTTAATGTTTGTTTTTGATTAATATTCAGGGAATCATACTTATCATTAAACTTTTCTAGTAAAATTTTATAAGTAAGGGATCTAACATCTTTATCATAACTTGAAAACTCATTAATAACGGTTTTTTTAATAGATAAAGAAGAAGGTGATTTTGTTAAATACTCCAATATGTTAATCTTATTATTTACCATTTGAGTGGTATCTATAGATTGAGTAGAATTAAAACTTTCAATTAGGACATAAGTAGAAGCTAATGTTTTATAATTAGCTATTTTTGCTCCAAAAAAAGAATTCAAGTCATAATGTTTCTTTATTTCTTTAATTAAGTTGTATTTTTGTCTTTTTAAAGAACTGCGGTGGAGTCTTGAAGAAGATTCTAAAATAGTGTCTAAAACAACTTTAGCTCTGCTTTCATTTAATACATTTGACTTTAATATAGATTCATATAATTTATACTCTTTCCCTAATGTAGTTTTAGTAAAGTATTCTTTTATAATATCAATAGCAGGAGAATCTACTCCTTTTAAAGTATCGGAAGTAATCTGTCTTATTAACAGCTCAAATAAGATCCCAGTATTTTTGTATTTTGAATGTTTTATTTTCATCAAAATGTATGTTTAATTATAAATATGTAAAAGAGGTTACTCCTTTAATTGGTTTTCATCTAATAGGGAAGAAGCAGATTTATCTTCTTCAAATATCAACTTTTTTTTACTTAAGGATTGGAAAATATCTTTGTTTTTTAAAAAAGTTATTTTAGCATTTTCAAGGGCTAAAGCACTCCCACCTTTAAAGTTATTCTTGATATCATTAGAAGTATTTTTATCTTTACCTTTCATTCCTTGTGTTCCTAAACGGTCTTTACCAAAGTTAGATCCCTGTTTATTTCGTGTTGTTACCGTATCTTTAGGTCTACCTAAATTAGGATCATCTTCATTATAACCATCAGGAACGTTTCCGGGGTTTGTAGTCATTCTTCCTTGCCCATATAGGGAAGCTAAGTCATGAGGAGTTCCATAAGATTTTCCTGTTTCTTGTGGGTCATTCCCTTCATTTTCTATTTGGCCTATTCTGAATTTGCGTTTAGCGTCTTCCCTGGTTAAAGCTCTATATTCATCATATTGGTCTTCACTAAATTGATACACATTATCATAGATCCAATCAGAAGGAACTAAACCTTGTTCTAATAATTGTTGAGATAATTCGGTTTTAGACTTTAATAGTTCAATCTTTTCCTGTTCTAACACAATGGATGGGCTAGTCATTTCAAGAGTAAAATTAGTTAAAGTCTCATCTTTATACCCTTGGGTATATAAATGTACTAGAGCTATTTTATTTAGTTCTGAAAGGATTATACGTTGGAGTCTTTCTATGGTGCGGGCAAATCTAATGTCTTGGGCCGCTAATGTAGATTTTCCTTCAATATCAGCTTCATATCCTAAAAAGGCTTTGGGGACTTTAAGAGCAGCAAATAATTTTTCTCTTAAATATTCAACATCCTGTATGCCATCGTACTGTAATCCAGGGGTGGTTTCAACTTTTGTTGTGGCATCATTCCCACGAACCGGAATGTAGAAATCCTCTAGCATATTCTGCATGTTATACTTTAAATTATAATCACCAGTTTTATTGTCTTGAAAAGGAGTACGTTTTAGGTTTGAAATAGTTTTTTCCATAAAAGAATCTATTTCATTTGCAGGTATAGAACCTACATTCATATAAAAAATACGTTTTTCAGGAGCACGAGCAATTCTATGGATTAACATAGCATCTTCCATTAATACATATTGTTTATATAATTTACGAGCAGGCTCAATATATGATCTACCATAAGGGAGATAATTAACATCAGAAATAAGTCTAAAGTGAGCCATTTCATAGTTGTCAAAATATATACCACTTTCATTTTCAAGGTTAGCACTCACCCCAGGGACTGGGTACATCCCAGAACTAATGTTATTTAAACCATCTGGGGAGTATTTGAATCTAATTTCAGAAGGATTTTCAGGGTTGAATCCTTCTTCCCTTTCAATATGATATGCAGTGTATGGGATGACATTATATACACCATACTTTTCAGCAATTTCTAACTTTAAGAAAAAATCACCATATTTGCACATTTGGCGTATCCACATCCATAAGTTAAATTCTACATTTAATACATCATAAAATAGGTTATATAATATATTTTGAATATCTTCATTAGCACTTCTAATTTGAAGTACTTCTCTCATATCATTTTTTAAAGTAGATTCATCCGCTAATATATCTAAAGCTGAAGCTATAATAGCATCCTGGTCCATTACATCATATTCAGAATAGAGTCTGGGTCTGAGGTATTGGTAGTTTTGGTTAAATTGTGCCCCATATAAAGAAGAGGGTGAAGTTGAAAAAATTCTATTATATCTATCCATTAGGGAATTAGTTTCTAACCCACCCATAGATTGAATATTACCACTATCAATTACTTTTATTTGATCTCCCCCAACATTTCTAATAACTACATCGGTAGAAAATAGTCTTTTTAATCTTGAGAATACACTTTTATTAGCCATAATTTACTATTATTGTTATAAATATATTAGTTAAAGTAACCAATTAATACTTTCTTTTCCATCAGGAGTGTCCATATAGTAGGGATTATTATTAGTTCCCTTTGACATACCATATCCCCCTTGATATTGTGTTCGATTTACAGTCATACTACTTAAAGCATTTTTAGTTGCAGTTAAACCCTGTTGTCTTAGTTTTAAAGCTGTATCTCTAATATACATTCCTATCCCAAAAGACATTACTAAGTCATCATTATACCCACTTTGGGCTTCTGCTCTACCATTCTTCCAAATAAAAGTTTTCATTTCTTCTATTAATCTTTTTGATTGGATTGTTACACCCTTATCGGAAATATATTCTTGAAACTTTCCTATAACCATAGGACGTGTTCTAGAAGACATTGTAAACCCAGCTACCATTTTTGAATGGTCTTGATATTTATCAAAATACGAATTAGCATTGCGGGAATCACTCTTTTGTGAATAGTAAAGGTTAGTATATTGCCTATCAAGAGCTACTTGTATTGTAGCCCATCCTATATTAGCATTTTCAATTACTAACATGGCTTCATTATATTCTGTGGCTAGTCCTACTAATAAATGACCATATTCTTTAGTTCCAATTTGACCTTTATATTCTGCTACTTGGACATTATTTGCTACATCTATAACATGGCATGCCGAATAGTCTTTCCCGTCACCCCTAGATACATCTGCTACTACAACATAGTCCCTAGTATAGTCGGGGGATTCCCAAACCCATAGGTTTTGGTCTGCTCCTCTTCTTTCTAGTGGATCTTTAGCAAAAGTTTTTTCATAATACTCTAAATACTCATTATAAAATACTATATCCCCAGAAGTACTAAAGTCACAATCACATTCTTGAGCTGCTAATCTAGGATCTCCTAATAATTCATCTTGGGCATTTCTCCATGCCTGGTCGCGTTCAGGGTGGACTTCCCAAGGTAATCTTATAGGGAGGAATTGGTTTTCTCTTGATTCTGCCCTAACCCAAGTTTGATGGAACCAATTACCTGTACCATAAGGAGTTGATAATACAATGGCACCACCCCCAGTTGCTAAGGTTTGTTGTGCAGAAGCCCATATTTCTCCTATCTGGTCGATAAAAGCTGCCTCATCAATTAATAATAAGGATACAGCTTCGGATCTACCAGCATCACTAGAAGCAGAAGTTGCTTTTATTTGTGATCCATTTTTTAAACGTAAAGTTAATTTATTATTTTCTTCAGCATCTATTTTTAACCAAGAAGGTAAGTTTTCATACATAAACTTAACCTTAGTAACCATATTTTTAGCAGTTTCCTGCTTGGTAGCTATACAAAGCACATTTTTATCTTTATGGAAAGTCATTAACCATAAAGAGTAACCTGCAGTTAAAGTTGATATTCCTAGCTGTCGGGATTTTAGTATTATATTATAGGGGTTATCACTAAATAACTTAAGTACTTTTTCTTGGAATGGAAATAGATTAAATTGTATTCGGCCTCTTTGTGGGTGTTGGATATAACAGTATTTACGCATAAAATGCACCGGGTCTTGGGCGCACTTTAGGTATTCTTGACGTATAACTTTTTTTAAATCGGACATTTTATTTTAGGATTAAAACCACACCTAAAATAGTAGTTAATCCTATACCACTAAATAACTTCGTTTTTAACTTTTGTTTTTTTAAATCTAATTTTAACTTTTCAGATAGTTCTTGGGATAAAGATAATTGGGTATCTTTACCCTCTAATATAGAATTAAAATTATTTATTTGAGTATCTAAATTAAAAATAATACTATCTTTTAGAGAAGATTTTTTTTCTAATATAGTCACCTTTTCAGTAGTTATTTCTAACTCCTGCTTATACCCCTTACATTTAATTAAATCTTGGATTACAGATTTTGCGGTAATACTATCTAATTGTATCCCGGGGGGAATTGTAGTGGTTTGTGAAAAACTCTTGGAGCTGGTGGTTAGTAAAATCGTTAACAATGCTAACTTGAGAAATAATTTCATTTCTTAAACGGTTTATTTGTAAGGTTTTCTGTTGGAGTCTATCATCTAATCCAGATATTTTAAAATTTAATGTATCTATTTTGTAAATTAACTCTATATTAACATTATTTAAAGAATCAATCCTACATTGGAGCACTTCAATTTTAGTGTTGTAAATATCTACATATTTTTCATCTTTGGGAGAAAAGTAAAAGATACAACCTAATATTAATAAAGCAAGAAAACAAATATAAATTAATTTTTCTCGTAAAAACATTATTTAATAGATTTTACTTTTTTTTCTATTTCAGCTTTTGATTTTTTCCAAGCAGCATCATATTTTTCTTTATCTACAACTTTATTAGAAGAATCTACTATGTTTTTAGATTTCATATCTTTTAAGAAAGCTTTAACTAACTTAGTTTTTTCTTGTTGCTTTAATTTGCTTTCTTTATCTTTTCCTACACTTCCTCCAGATTTTGCCAACTTACGTAATTCAGCATCAGATGGACCTTCTTCATCTTTACCTTTTCTAGTATAATATTTTTTACCTCCTAAAGAAGAAGTACTTAATGTTTTATCACGTTTAGTAGTTTTATCCTTAGGTTGGGATTTAGACTTAGCCTTAGTAGTTTTAGGAGTTTTTTTAGGGGCATCAGGGTTGGATTTTCTACCACGCTTACCTACCTCCATTTCGCCTCTAGAAACTTTTATAAATCGATTAAGCTGGTTGTCGTATAGAGTATCTCCTTCTAAGGCTGCTTCTACGGCACTATCCGCTTTAATTTTCTTTTTTAGGGGGAGACCCGATAAATCCTCATTGTCCTTAATTACCTTTTCAATCGCAGATTTTAAATCACCACTAATTTTAGCCATTTCGGTTAAACCTGCTTTTTCTTTAGCAGCTCCTAAATCCCGAACTGCGGAAGTAAGTTCTTTAGTTGATTTAATTTCTTCTTCAGTAGTTTCAGAGAGAACTTCTATAATATTTTCTCTAATATAATTTTTTAATTCAGACTTTTTCATTAAGCTAATATATTACTAGATTTTTATTATACATATATTAAAGCTCAGTAATATTTAAAATTTGTTTAATTCTTTCTTCAGTACTACCCTTAATTTGAAAGATATTTTTAACCCTATGGCTATATCTTTGGACATTCATGTTGATAGTAAAATCAATTAAATCACGATATTCAATATCTGTAGTTCTTACCCCATTATCTTCGATAGGGATACCCTCAGGAGAAATATAAAAAATGTAATCATATTCTGATAGAAATTCTTTAGCATAATTTTCAAAGGATTCTTTACTATTAATATCAATAGAGTCAGCATTTTGGGTAAATGCCATAACATCTAAAATAGTTCTATCTGTTATTATGTTTTCTGAGGTTAGTTCGGCACATCTTTCAGCTAGAAATATTGTTTGTCCCTTTAATGTTGAATCTGTATTTAGAGGAATACCTAAATCTCTTAAGTATTTACTACGTTCAGTAGCAAACTTATAACCTTTAAATTGCTCCAATTCTTTTAAAGCATTTACGAGTGTGGTTTTACCCACACTCATTGTACCACATAAACCTATTTTCATAATTAGAATATAATAAAAAAAGATTGGTTTTCCAAACTTAATTTTTATTGTTTTGTATTTTTATTTATAAACATCTTCATCATCATCATCTCTACTTCTTTCACTAGAGGAATAAATTTTCCTTTCTAATTTATTAACAGCCTCAATATAATCTGATGTGCTTATTCCTTGCCCAGTTTCAACATATAGTTCAAATTCTCCCCATAAATCTTCTAACATACTCATTAATTCAGGAGCGTCTCCTCTGTTAAGGGCATCAATATTACGTTGAGTTAAAACACCATACTCAACAGCTAACGTTAATATATGATCCATAAAATCATCATAATCTTCATCACTGTTAGATATTTCATTTATAATTCCTGCTAATTTTTGCATACGTTTAAATTCTTCAGATATTCTTTGCTTAGCTACATTCAACTCGTTAATACCTTTGGCAAATGGATCTAATAAATGCTCTTTAAAGAAAGCCATATCGGCATCA